TGGCATCCTCGATGGCTACCAACGACGAAAAGACAAGACGGTAAGCCTACGCTTTGTAACTCAAGAAAAGACGAGTAGCGAAGTGATGACCATCGACGAACTGACCGACACTTATGGAATCTTATATTTCAAAGCAGGGGAGACGATGGAGGAATCCGAACTAGAAGAGTTAGAATCAATTGACCTCGACCTATACGACCAACCAAAGACGCAAAGCCAGAGGCTACGCAATGTCATATACAAGGTGTGGGAGTCACAAGGTAAACGAGGGGAGTTTAAAACCTTCTACAAGCAAAAGACGGATGCCATTATCGAATACCTAAAAAGTCAAATTGAGTTGTAAAGAACAAGCAAAAACAAGCAAATGACATTTGTAAAAGGGAAAAGCGGAAATCCAACTGGACGACCCAAGGGTTCTAAAGACAAAGTAGGGTCAGCGGCTCGTGAGTTGTTTGTGCAGGTAATGGAAGGCGAGATGGAAAACATCCAAGATTCACTTGCCGTCTTGCGAGAGAACAGCGACGAGAAATACCTCAAAGCTCTGAGTAGTCTGATGCCATACTTTATGCCTAAGCAACAAGAGACCGAGATTAAGTTTGACGAAGCAGTAAAGCCACCATCTTGGTTTGATGAGGTGCTGGAACGTGAAGACCACGACGGTAAGTCAAAGTTGATTGATTAAAAAAATATGTAGAATGTTTGCTTGTTTGTGGAAGATGTGTATATTTGTACAGATTTAAACACCAAACGAAAATGAAAACATTTGCAAAGAAGATGGACGACAAAAACACCACAAACTTTTTATCGGTTTTTAGCAACGAGGACATTAAAGAAATGTTCGAAGAAGACATTGCAACAACTGCACGTCAAGCCTGCGACCTGCGTCATCCAAACGTATTAATGCAGGTGACAGATAAACCAAACGAACGTCAATTTGAGGCGTTCTTTTGTGAACGATTGAGCAAAGATGACCGTGAGGAATTAACAGCGCAGTTGCAACACAACTTTGGTGAAGAAAATATACTAGTTGTGGCGGCGGAAAAACACTTTATACCAGTGGCACAATTAAATACCACGCACGTTTTTAAAGTAGTGTTACACGTAGCAAAGTAAGAAAGTAGGGCGCAAGCCCTATTTTTGTTTAGATGCGTCAAGCCAAAGCATATTACGATTTATTGCATTGCAAGACGAGGATTGCTGTACTGCAAGGTGGCACTCGTAGTGGCAAGACTTTCTCAACTATTACACTGCTGTGCGAGTGGTGCTATCGCAATCCAAACGCAGGTTACCTCATCACCGTAGTACGCAAGTCATTTCCCTCTTTGCGTGCGTCTGTGATGCGGGACTTCTTCTTCATCTTAGACAGAGAGGATTGGTACGACGAACGCAACCACAACAAGACAGAGAACACGTACAGCCTATTTGGAAATACGTGGGAGTTTATTTCCATTGACCAGCCTCAAAAGATACGAGGAGCGAAACGACAGTTCTGTTTTATCAACGAAGCCAACGAGCTAGACCTCGAATCGTACAGGCAGTTAGCTTTGCGTACCTCCAATGACTTCCAAGGCATTTCTATGATTCTGGACTACAACCCGTCCGATGAATACCACTGGATATATGACCACGTAATTCCACGCGACGATGCTTCTTTTTACAAGTCTACATATTTAGACAACCCGTTTCTTAATCAGGAGACCATAGACGAGATTGAAAGGCTCAGAGATACCGACGAGTACTACTGGACGGTTTATGGTCTAGGTGAGCGCGGAATTAGCCGAGAGACTATCTTTAGGTCTGACGTGTACAGCGAGCTGCCAGAACGAGCAAAGTTCTTGGCTTGGGGATTGGACTGGGGATACGCCAATGACCCGACGGCTTTAGTCAAAGTCTATGAACACGACCACGCTCTGTATATTGAAGAGGTACTGTACAGCGGTGGATTAACGAACAGCGACATAGGCGATAAGCTCAAGGATTTTGGCATTACAAGGCACGAAGAAATCATAGCAGACAGCAGTGAGCCGAAGAGTATCGAGGAGATTCACCGTATGAACTTTAACATCAAACCAGCCAAGAAAGGAGCAGACAGCGTGAGGATTGGTATTGACCTGATGCGTAGGTACAAGTTGTACATCAAAGACACGAGTACCAATGCTCAAAAAGAATTCCGCAACTACAAGTGGATGACCGACAAAAACGGCAAGGTGCTGAATCAACCCAAAGACGAATGGAATCACTGTATCGACGCAGTGCGGTATGTTTGTCTTAATAAACTGCTTCGTAGAACGGGCAAATACTTTATCCAATGAAGGTACGCATTACAATTCCAGAGAGCTACGCAGACATTACCATCTCTCAATACAAAGAGATGATGAAGCGATGGAAAGAAGGGCAGCGAAACAAGAAGACTATCACGGACGTGCTGGAAGTTTTATGCGGTGCAGAAGCAGACCTCGTGGAACGGATGCACGTAGAAGATGTTGCCAAGCTCACGAAGGATTTGTTTTGGCTGTTCCAAGAACCACAAGTACACGAGTTTCCTTTGAAACAAACCTTTATGCTACACGGTGTAGAGTATGGGTTTATTCCGAATATGCAGGAATTGACGGTAGGTGAGTTTGCCGATTTAGAAACGTACTTAGAGAAAGGTATGTATGAAAACTTGCAAGAAGTGATGGCAGTTTTGTACCGACCTGTGATTGCCAAGAAAGCACAGTTGTACGAAATCGAAGCGTACAGCCCCAGCAAGATAAAAATAGATGCAATGAGCGAATGCCCGATGGACGTAGCAATCGGTGCGGTGGTTTTTTTTTATCGTATCGAGATTCTATTAGCAAACGCTTTAGAGCGTTATTCACCAGCAGTGGAGAGCAAGACAAGATGAGTCAAAAGTGGGGGTGGTACGCAATCATCTACCAACTTGCTGACGGCGATATATTAAGAATGGAAGGAGTCACACGTATATTGGTAGAGGAAGCCTTTACCTTCTTGGCTTATGAAAAAGACCTCAACTTGTCTCAGAAAATAAATATCAATGCAGACCGTAAACGACGTTAACGACGTATTTCAAACCATCGTTACCAACCACCAGCAACTCAAATCGTTCTACACGCATTCCGTGGATGAGGTAGACATCGACCAGATTACGATTGACCAGTTTCCTTTGTTGTATGCTCAGGTCACGGAAGCCAGCGTACAGGGGACGCATACCGAATTTACATACGAGGTATTTGTAGCTACCGTGGTATTTGAAAACCAACGCGATTTCGTAACGCAAATCTATTCTGAGACGCTGGGCATTATGCAAGATGTCATCGCTGAGTTTCATCTCGCTTCGTCAGGTCAGAACAATTTTACGCCTTCGGACTGGTCATTTGAGATGCCTGTGTCGTGTGAGCCGTTTACAGCTAAGTTGACAAACAGCCTTACGGGATGGTCTGCTTCGTTTACCATCAAAGTACCAAGCCCAACTAACTTGTGTAATGCCCTCTATTAAGTATCTCCTAGACATCGGCGGTGAAACTAAGAAATTGGAAATGTACCGAACTCAAAAAGAGTTCGAGAACTATGCCAACGCAGTCATAAAGCAAGCACGGTTCATCCTCGAAGAAGAAGACAAAAACGCTTCAGGGAATTTGAGCAAGTCGATGAGCCATAGCTTTCAGATTGACGACAAACAATTCGTTTTGAGTTTCGATTTTGAAGGCGCACCGTATTGGGATTTTGTAGAGTCAGGTGTTCGTGGTGCTGTGTCTGAAAAGAAAGCACCAGACAGCCCATTTAAATTTGGGTCAGGCACGGGAGAGAAAGGAAAGCTAGTGCCAGCCATTGACCGCTGGACGGTGGTTAAACCTATCAAAGCCGTGCGAGATGCCAAGGGACGGTTTATCCCTCGTAAGGAATTAGTACGAAAGATTGCCATCAACGTGTATCGTCACGGCATCAAACCAACTCCATTTATACGTCCTACAATGCGTATATTGTTTAAAAAGTACAAGAGCAAAATTGAAGAAGCTATGGCTTCAGACATCTGGCACTTTTACAATAAAGAACTGCCCACCAACTTTGAAATCGTAATCACACTGTAATGGCTATTAGCATTACCCAAGCACCCACACCAGATTTGCTCGGTTCAGCAGACCGAATCGTATACGTAGTATTTGAAAACACTGGTCTGCCTTCTAACGCCAAGTTTCGATACATCTGCGAAATTACTCGTGAGTCAACTATCGTAGCGAAGCTCAAGCAATTACCAAACTCCGC